AGAATCAACTATGCGGTGGTGCGAGTCATCGACATAATATACCGTAAACCGAGTGTAACCACTAACGGCGAAAGTGTAACCACTTTTTCCGAGATCGGCGGCATCGAGGACACGCCGTTCGGTGAAAAAGTTGAAAATCTGTAACCACTAACAAAATAGTGGTTACAGAGTGGTTACATAGTGGTTACGCTGTGAGACCGCATAAATAAAGTATTTATACCACTTTGTAACCACTGTAACCACTTTTTAGAGCATCAAACTGTATAAGCGCGTAGGACGCCGAAAATCAGCGAAAATCACAAAAAAAGTGAAGGTATGTAAAATTAGTGGTTACAGTGGTTACAAGACGAAAAGGAGGGCAAAGCATGAAGGATAAAATCGAGTTAAAGTTCGCTGAAGAATGTGTAATTATTCGAGCGCTCCGCAGCTTAAAAGCGGATCTTGAGAAAACGCTCGCGGAGGACGCGGCGACAATTATTGAAAAACGCTCAAGATTTGCACGGCGTATTATCGAGCATGAACTCAAAGATGTAAACAGTGCTCTGGATAAGGTTTATAAAGCGGCTTGGAGGCAAAGAAATGATACACATTAAAATACAAAGCGAAGACAATGCTGAAATGATCTTGAAGCTGATAGGTGAATTAAAGACCGCGATGGAAGAAGAACTCCAGCAACTCAAAAAGGAGAACGAAGATAGACGACAAAAAAAGGTTTTATTTGTCGCTGCTGATGATCAAGTCGAGGTCTTGGATGAGACCGGCGAGACGGAAAAACACGAATGTCGCCTATGTTACAGCTGTGTACATTGTGACTTGAACCATCCTGCGCCTGGCGAATTTCCTCGTTGCATACGAGACGATCATAAGGTGTGTAATTCGATGTACGCAAATTTCTGCGATTATTACGAGGAGAAGGAATGATGAGTGAGAAGCAATTATTGGAATACGTCGTCCGTAGGGCTTCAGAACGGCGAGAAAAGCTCATCGCGCTCATTCAAGAAGCCGTCGGCGGCTGCGCGTATTATTGGGCGGCGCGGATCGCGGATCATCTCGCCGAACACGGCGTCTACGTGGAGGAGGCAGGCGACAATGAACATTGACTTCTTCGAGTCCTTCAAGGACAAGGCGGAGCTCGTGGAGTTCCTCAAGACGATGGACTTCGCACGCAACGCGACGGAGGCGGAGGCGTGGATCCGAGCGCAGCTCCCGTCGGAGCAGCGCTTCCAGAGCCGCATCATGAATCATCTGCGGCACCTCCGCGAGACCGGCAAGATTGGCAAGACGTCGATATGGTGGAAGAACACCTCCGGCGCCTACGCCCGCGGCGGACTGCCGGACATCTTCGCGATCATCGACGGCAAGTTCTACGCGTTCGAGGTCAAGCGTCCGTTCGTCGGGGTGCTGTCGGCGCTGCAGACAAAGAGCATCAAGGAAATCAACGAAGCCGGCGGCATCGCGGGCGTCGTGATACATCCGCGAGACGTGGATGAACTAATATTCGGGAGATGATGCTGTGAAGAACGAATTGACGGAGATGCGGCACCTGCGCGAGCTGATCGCGTCGCACACGGCGGAGCTGGAGCGGCTCCGTGCGGTCAACGACCTGCGGAGTTCCCTCGCTAACGCCGGCAGCGGCGGAGGCGGAGGCGACCACGTCGGCGCTGCGATACTGCGAGCGGAGAAGCGCGTGGATCTGGAAGCGAAGATACTGCGCGAGCTGGACGCGATGCTCGGTATATGGAACCGAGTACACGACGCCATCGAAGCGGTCGACGATAACGACGAGCGGCTCGTGCTTCGGATGCGGTACATCAACGAAGACAGCATCGGCGAGATCGCCAGGACGCTGCACTTATCAACGCGACAGACGTGGCGAATCCACGATACAGGAGTAAAAAAACTCAAAGATGGCACGGAATGTCACTAAATGTCATTGAATGTCATATTGACAGTGCAAACAAGGGTGCTATAATGTATGGTGACGAAGGTCGGAAGCCGCAGGGCTGCCGGCCTTCGTTGTGCATTGGGCACCATGCCCACGGCGGAGGCGGGGCTTTTGTCGGGTGTTTTCACCCGTCTCCGCCGCTCCTTTCCGTAACGTGCGGAAACGAGGAAAACACGCACGCAAGGAGAAGATATGCCGAGAAAACCGAAGACACCGTGCCGGTATCCTGGCTGCGCGGCGCTCTGCGAAGGGCGATACTGCGAGGAGCACAGCAAACTCGAAGCGAAGCACTACGAGCGCTGGAAGCGCGATACGCAGCTCACGCGGCAGCGTTACGGAGCGGAGTGGCGCCGCATTCGGAAGGCCTACATCTCGACGCACCCGATGTGCGAGATGTGCCTGGAGGGCGGGCGCTTCGTGCCGGCGACGGAGGTTCACCACAAAGTGCCCCTGGGAGACGGTGGCACACACACGGCGACGAACTTGATGGCGCTATGCAAGCCGTGCCATTCGAGGATCACAGCGGAGATGGGGGACCGGTGGGCGAAGCGGACCGGCGGGGGGGAGTAAAAATCCCTACGAGGAAGCTTCGATGCAACGGGCGTGGCCCTTCGTGTGCGTTTTTTGGGGTTCAAACGCACACATTGACCAACGAACTCCAGGAAAGGACACGAAAACATGGCAAAAGACGGCACAATGCGCGGCGGTTTACGCCGCGGAGCCGGCGGAAAGCCGAAGGAACTTCGGGAGAAGTTGCTCGACGGCAAGACCGCGACGGTGCTCAAGACGCCGGAGCTCGACGTTCCCGACAATCTCGAAGGAATCGAGATGCCGAAGGTGGACGAGTGGCTCAAAGAGGCGCAGCAGAACGGGGAACCGTGGCAGGCGGAGGATTTAGTGCGGGAAACGCACAAGTTTCTGCGAGGTTTCGGCATACAAGACCTCGTGACGATCCAGCAGATATACGCCTACGCGATCCCGCAGGCGCGATGGATACAGTGCCAACGCGCGATAAACAAATACGGTTTCCTGGCGAAGCATCCGACGACGGGGGCGCCGATAGAGTCGCCCTACGTCAAGATGGTCGACAAGTTTGCAAAGCAGGCGGCGGCAGCGTGGTACATGATATACCAGATAATCCGCGAGAACTGCACGGAAGCATACGACGGAGCTTCGCCTCACGAAAGAGCAATGTCAGAACTCCTCTCGGATTGAGGTGATCCGAGAATATGAAATACATACCCAGCAAGTTCAAGCTGCCGACATCGAAATACGATAAGGACAAAGCGGACCGCGCCGTCAATTTTATGCAGATGCTCAAGCACAGCATAGGCGAGTGGCGCGGCGACCACTTCGAGTTGCTTCCGTGGCAGGAGCAGATAACGCGTGACTTGTTCGGAATCGTCGACAAAAAGACGGGATACCGGCAATTCAAATCCGCGTACATCGAGATTCCGAAAAAGCAGGGGAAGACGACCTACGCGGCGGCGATAGCGCTGAAACTGCTCTGTGCCGACGATGAACCCGCAGCCGAGATATACTCGTGCGCGAGCGATCGGCAGCAAGCCGGTATCTGTTTCAAGGAAGCGGCCGATATGGTCCGACAGGACTCGGTGCTCTCGAAGCGGATCCGGATACTCGACAGCCAGAAGCGGATGATCTACCTCAAGAACGGCTCGTTCTACCAGGTGCTCTCCGCGGAGGCGTACAGCAAGCACGGCTTCAACGTGCACGGGCTTCTATTCGACGAGCTGCACGCGCAGCCGAATCGGAAGCTATTCGACGTAATGACAAAGGGGAGCGGCGACGCCAGACGTCAGCCGCTTTTCATATACCTAACGACAGCCGGAGACGACGTCAACTCGGTCTGTTACGAGCAACACCAGCTCGCGCTCGACATTCTCGAAGGGCGTAAAGTAGATCCGACGCATTATCCCGTCGTTTTCTCCGTTCCGGAGGATGCCGATTGGACTGATCCGAAGGAATGGGCGAAGGCGAATCCGTCGCTCGGAGTAACAGTGCCGCTGAAATCCGTTGAGGAATGGTGTGAACGTGCAAAACAGAATCCTGCCGAGGAAAACACGTTCCGGCAGCTCCGCCTGTGTCAATGGGTGAAGCAGGCGGTGCGCTGGATGCCGATGACGAAGTGGGATCTCTGCGACGGCGAGGTCAACGCCGAGGAGCTCGAAGGACGCGTCTGCTACGGCGGACTCGACCTGTCGAGCACGACGGACATCACCGCCTTCGTGCTCGTGTTTCCGCCAGAGACGGAGGACGGCGTCTACAAAGTGATGCCGTTCTTCTGGATACCGGAGGAGACGCTGGACCTGCGCGTCCGGCGCGACCACGTGCCGTATGACATCTGGAAGCGCGAGGGATACATCGAGACCACCGAAGGCAACGTTATACACTACGGCTACATCGAGAAGTTCATCGAGCGTCTCGGCGAGCGGTACAACATACGCGAGATCGCGTTCGACCGCTGGGGAGCGGTGCAGATGGTGCAGAACCTCGAAGGAATGGGCTTCACGGTGGTGCCGTTCGGACAGGGCTTCAAGGATATGTCGCCGCCGACGAAGGAGCTGATGAAGCTCGTTTTGGAACAGCGCATAGCGCACGGGGGGCATCCGGCGCTGCGCTGGATGGTCGACAACATCGCTATCCGCACGGATCCGGCCGGCAACATCAAAGCCGACAAGGAGAAGTCGACGGAGAAGATAGACGGCGCCATAGCGACGATTATGGCGCTTGACAGAGCAATACGCAACGGCAATGACACCGGTGCCTCGGTCTACGACGAGCGCGGTGTTTTGTTTTTATAACGCAATAGGAGGATGACGATATGGGAATATTTGACCGCTTCCGTCGGTCGCGAGATAAACCCACGAATAACGCGCTCGTGTTGAGCAGCGCATACGGCTGGCTGCTCGGCGGCACGCCGATCGTGAATCCGACGACGGCGATGCAGCTCTCGGCGGTCAACGCGTGCGTGCGCGTTCTGTCGGAGGCGGTCGCGTCGCTTCCGCTGCACCTCTACCGCTACCGGCAGGGCGGCGGTAAGGAGCTGGACTACGACAATCCGCTCTATCGGATTATCCACGACGCACCGAATCCGGAGATGACGTCGTTCACTTTCCGCGAGGCGATGATGACGCACCTGTTGCTCTGGGGCAACGCCTACGCGCAGATAGTGCGGAACCGCTGGAACGGCGAGGTCGTCGGGCTGTACCCGCTCGCACCGGACAGAGTGACGGTGTATCGACGCGACGACGGGCGGCTCTACTATCAGTACGTCATCGGAACGACGGATACAGGACCGGACAGCGAAGACGTCGGCGAGGTCGTGACGCTGCGTGACGACCAGGTGCTCCACATTCCTGGATTGAGCTTCAACGGACTCGTCGGGCTGTCGCCGCTGGAGATGGCGCGGACGACGATGAAGTCGGCGCTCAACAGCGACGAATACAGCGAGAAGTTCTTCGAGAACGGGGCGATGCCGAGCGGCATCATCGAATATCCGAACAAGATCGCGGATGTCGAGAAGTTCCGCAAGAGTTTCGAGAAATCGTTCAGCGGTGCGAAGAACGCGGGCAAGACGCCGGTGCTCGAAGAAGGGATGACCTACAAGCCCATCTCAATCACGCCGGAGCAGGCGCAGTTCCTGGAGACTCGCAAGTTTATGATCGACGAGATTGCGAGGATCTTCCGGGTGCCGCCGCACATGATAGGCGACCTCGAACGCGCCACGTTCAGCAACATCGAGCAGCAGTCGCTTGAGTTCGTCAAGTACACGCTGCAGCCGTGGATATGCAGATGGGAGCAGGCAATGAACAAGAAGCTTCTGTTGCCGAGTCAGCGCGGCACATTCTTCAAGTTCAACGTCGACGGACTCCTCCGCGGCGACTACCAGAGCCGCATGAACGGCTATGCTGTCGGACGTCAAAACGGTTGGATGAGCGCGAACGACATCCGCGAGCTGGAGGACATGGACCGCATCCCCGAAGAAGACGGCGGCGACCTCTACCTCGTGAACGGCAGCATGACGAAGCTCGCGGACGCGGGCGCGGCATACGGAAACAACACGAATCTCGAATGAAAGGAGGGAGCGCAAAATGACGAAGTTCTGGAAATGGCGCAACTCGGTGAACGACGCCGAGAAGCGCGAACTCATCCTTGACGGCGAGATTGCGAGCGAGAGCTGGTGGGGCGACGAAGTCACTCCGGCGATGTTCCGCGACGAGCTGAACTCCGGCGGCGGCGACATCACCGTCTGGATAAACTCGCCTGGCGGCGACTGCGTCGCGGCGTCGCAGATCTACTCGATGCTCATCAATTATCCTGGTCGAGTCACGGTCAAGATTGACGGACTCGCGGCGTCGGCCGCTTCGGTCATCGCAATGGCCGGCGACGAGGTGCTGATGGCGCCGACGGCGCTGATGATGATACACAATCCGGCGACGCTGGCGTTCGGCGACAGCGCCGACATGGAGAAGGTCATCGAGATGCTCGACGAAGTCAAGGAGAGCATCATCAACGCCTACGAGATGAAGACCGGCAGACAGCGCGGAATGCTCGCGAGGATGATGGACGAGGAAACGTGGATGAACTCCACAAAGGCCATCGAGTACGGCTTCGCTGACGGTCTCATCGAGAAGACCGACGAGAACCGCACCGTAGAACCCTACGCGTTCGGGGCGAGAACGCAGAACCGCGAACTGCTCAAAGCGGTCGCGAAAGCAGTATCAACACCGGAACCGGAAGCAACGCCGGCGGCCGTTGTTAATAAGCCGGAGGACGAAGACGGGAAGACCGTCGACGAACTCCGCAGACGTCTCAATTTGATGCAAAAAATCTTTTAAGGAGGACACAAAATGACTATCAATGAGATGAGACAGCAGCGTGCGAAGGTCTGGCAGGATGCCAAGAACTTCCTCGACACGCACACCGGCGTTCTGTCCGCTGAAGACAGCGCCACCTACGACAAGATGGAGAACGAGCTCAACGAGCTGACCGCTTCCATCGAAAGAGCCGAGCGCCTTGAGAACATGAAGGTCAACGTCGGCACCGACGCCGAGCCCATCAAGGAGCCCGTCAAGAACGTTGAGAAGCACGGCCGCGAGAGCGACGGCTACAAGGCGAACTTCCTCAACTACATCCGCACGAAGGGCACCGTCCACAACGCGCTGCAGGAAGACACCAACAGCGAAGGTGGCTACCTCGTTCCCGTCGAGTTCGAGAGAGTTCTCTACAAAGCCCGCGATAAGGTCGACCCGATCTTCCAGCTTGCCGGCAAGATCACCCTCGGCGCTCTTACGAAGAACGTTCCCTACGTCGCTTCCGAAGGCGCTGCCGCGCTGATTGCCGAAGAAGGCAGCTACGGCGACACCGACGATGCGTTCGGCCAGGTCACGTTCCACGCCTACAAGTTCGGCCGCATCTGCAAGGCCAGCGACGAGCTCATCGCTGACTCCGCGTTCGACATCTATGCGCACCTCGCCGAGAGCTTCGGCCGTGCGATCGGTAAGGCCGAAGCCGGCTACTTCTGGACCGGCGACGGCGACGGTGAGCCCCAGGGCGTCATGGCCGGAGCGGGCACCGGTGTCACCACCGCTTCCACCTCCGACATCACCGCTGACGAGATCATCGACCTGTACTACAGCGTTCCCGAACAGTACAGAGCCAACGGCGTGTTCGTCTTCAACGAGGGCGTTGTCAAGAAGATCCGCAAGCTCAAGACCGGCGACGGCCAGTACCTCTGGGCGCCTGGTTTCGCGGGCGCTCCCGACACCATCCTCGGCAAGCCCCTCTACACCAGCGCCAACATCGACGCTATCGCCTCCGGCAAGAAGGTCGGCGTCTTCGGCGACATCGGCGAATGCTTCAAGATTGCTGACCGCCAGGGCTTCAACTTCCTCGTTCTCGACCAGCTCTATGCTGCGAACGGACAGGTCGGCTTCCGCGGCGACGGCAGAACGGACTCCCGCTGCATCTTCGGCAGCACCGGTCTCAAGGTCCTCAAGATGCACTCCTAATCGGAGCGCTGCGTAGAAGGAGGATACGACAATGGCAGAATATACCGTTCCTAACTACTTCGAGCAGGGCACCGGAGCTCTGGTGCTCGGCGGCGCGGTAAAAATCCCCGAAGGCGCGACCGGCGCCGTCGCGAGCACGACGACTGCCGGACTGATGAAGCAGGGCGCGGCTGTCGCTGACGCCGCGGGCTCTGCTCCGACGGCTGCGGAGTTCAAGGCGCTCCTTGACTCGCTCCGCGCTGCCGGAATCATCGCTACTGCGACCTAAAACTTTGTGAGAAAGCGGAGGTGATCAGGATGGCCGCTACATCCACAGCCGACATTTTGACACGTGTGAAGCAGAACCTCATCATCGAGGCCTCCTACACGACGGACGATACGTTTATCACGGGGCTGATTACCTCCGCCATCTCTTACGCGGAGGGCAAGCAGAACCGAGCTCCAGGATACTACGGCACCAACGATATGCCGGCGGCGACGTTCCAGGCGATCGTGATGCTCGTGTCGCATTGGTACGAATCGCGTACCGGCGGCACGGACGGCTTCTTCGGAGACTCGACGTCCGCGGCGCAGCAGGTTCTCGAAGCCGTGAACCGTCTCCTCGAACTCCACAAAGTGTGGGAGGTGTAGGCGATGGCGCTCGGACGCATGACTATCCCCGCGACGATTAAACGCGACACGCTGACGAAGGACTCGGAGGGTTTCACCACGAGGACGGCAACGAACGTGCTCTCGGCGCGGGTATGGCGCGAGGGCCGTCACGGCTCGCAGCGCTGGGCGAACCTCGCTGCATTCTCGGAAGCGACGGATCTGTTCCGGCTCCGCGACGTCGGCACGGCGATCTACGTCGGCGACTACATCGAGGTCGACAGCGACCGCTGGAACATCCTGTCGGTCGAGAAGGTGAAGGGCAGAGGCATCTACCTCGAACTCCTCGCGGCTCACGTTGAAGGAGTTGAAGCGAATGGCTAAACTGACCGTCAATATGCCGGAGGACCTTATGAAGCGCTTGACGCAGCTCGGCGAACGCCAGGACGCGATATGCGCGGCGTGCGTCGAAGCCGGCGCGGAGGTGCTGGAGCAGAAGGCGAAGCGGAACCTCGCGGCGCGGATCGGCGAAGGCACGAAGTTCGAGTCACGCTCGACCGGAGAGCTGCTCCGATCTCTCGGAGCGTCGAAGGCGAAGGTCGACCGCGAAGGACGTACCAACGCGAAGGTCGGCTTCGCGGAACCGAGAAGCGACGGCGAGCGCAACGCGAAGATCGCCGCGATCCTGGAATACGGCAAGCACGGACAGCCGGCAAAGCCGTTTATGAAGCCGGCGCTGCGGTCGTCGCGCAACGAAATCGAATCGACCATGATACACGAATTTGAAAGGCAGGTGGCGCAGTTATGAGCGTTCTTTCGGAAATATGCACCGTTCTCACGGCGGAAAAAGTTCCCTACGAGACCGGAGCATACAAAGAGCCGGCGCCGGACGCCTACGTTGCAATCGTGCCGATGGTCGACACGTTCGAGGTCGAAGCGGACGACGGACCGAACGCCGAAGTGCAGGAAGCACGGCTCTCCGTGTTTTCTAAAACGAATTACAAGACCTTTGCGAACAACATCGTGA